GCTTGATGGTATTGACTGTATCTTTAATATCGTAACGAACATCACCAAGAAGACTACGATTACCGAGCGCACGAGGCCCGAACTCTGCTTTTCCATTTGCAACTCCTACTATTTTTCTTTTAAGTAGTGTTTCTACTACTAATCTAGGATTGATACTTCTTGTTATATCATATCCTAAAAAAGTATCTTTAAATTCTATTTTTTGTTTTGTATGGGCTAGTACACAACCTAGTGCGCTGCCTGCATCGCCTGGATTTGGAAATATCCACATATTATCAAACATTCCACGAATCTTACTATTTGCTACACAGTTAAGTGCAACTCCACCAGCATAAGCCACATTGGGACCGTACTTTCTAGCTATCGCAAAGATACCTAGTAGCTCTGTTTCTAGCTGAGCTTGTGCTGACGCGGCTATATCTTGAGGTGCATGCCAAAACCATTTTTTCACTGGAATACCTTTATGATGATTTTCATGTATAGCTTCACTCATATCTATACAAGGCTCTCCATAAGCAGCCATGCCCATAGTTATGTATTCATCTTCGTTAGGTTTAAGTCCTATTCTTTTAGTGATTGCACTATAGAACAATCCTAGCGACCACGGATAAGTTTTGTTCCAAACTTTCTGTCCATTTACCCAAATACTTGCGGTATCAAATTCTCCAATCGCATCAATTACAACTGTGCTGTCAGGAGTGAAAGGAGCAGTAAAATAAGCACTGGCGTAGTGGCTTTCATGGTGAAATATATTTCCAATATCATACTCTCTGCACGGCGTTGCTTTAGCCATTCCGTACATTTCTCGTCTTGCATTTTTGAAACGAGTATCTTCGTAAAATACTGTTTTATCATAATAATATCTTTCCTTTAATACGTTAAAATGCCAGTCTGGTATGACTTTATCATTCTTCTCTTTTGTTATTCTTTCTATCTCTGTAGCAAACTCTATCTTGTTATCTTTCACTACAGCGTATGCTGCATTGTGAAATCCTTCACTAATCCCTAAATATCTCATTCTTTTTGGGGAAGTCCTCCAATATTTTGCTCTCCATTGAGAAGCACTCCGTATGCCCTCCAAAATGGTGTTGTGTTTTATGTCTGTCATTCTTGTATTTTTTGTGTAATTTCTGTTCCCACTTCCAGCAATCGTATATCGTCCCCTGCCAAAGTCTCTGTATTCTTATATCGTAGCCTGTGAATCCACGCCCTCTTCGAACGGCGTCTTTGAATGTTCGCCCTTTTGCGATGCCGACTTTTATTGTTTCTCGTTCCCATGTTCTAGTATTTACCAATACGATACCATACAGTATGCCTTCCTTTAGTTTTTCTTCAGGATAATTACGAAAATAGGTTTCATTATAAATGCCACCCGCCATTAAAAAAATGTCCTTATGATTTCCCAACATTCTTTCTCTGGCATCTTAAAGTCCTGGAGAGGACAAGAGAAAGGCTCTTTTTTATTCCTTATAGTTAGGTTGTTGTCTGTTTTCTTATCAAGTATGTGTAATTTGGTAATAGTTTGTATAGGACATTTTACTCTATGAAATGTTCCTGGCTCACTAATGTACCAAGCACCCGCTGGGAGGTAGTATCTTCCATCTGGTATTACCATAATATTTTCTTTTACTGTTTTAGGTTTGAAGTCTGGATTTACACAATTTGTTTCTACAATGTGAAATGCACTTTCTTGTACAGGTTTCCATCTTACTACTTCATTTATTAATGCTCCCTTAATTATTTGGGACTCAAACTTTATTCTATGGGTATGATAGTCTGGTACTTTTACTGGGGTCAAATCAGGACAATAAAAATTCCATCTAATTTGTTTATTAGGTTCGTGAAGGAATATAAATCCTAACCCGCTAAGTTCAGGTGTTACTCCCCAAGTTTTTAACTCATCTATCATTAATTCTTTTCCTTAGTTGTGTTGTGGAAAAGGAGTGCGCTCTACTTGTATAGTAAACTTCGTGTAACCCTTTTCCTGTGAAGTGTTTTTCACTCCAATCTTCTCCAACAAATCGTATATGTATTGGAGTTGCCTCTAGTAAATCTAATAGGCTTTGTTCTGTATCGTAAGGTATGATTTCATCTACATACTTTACTGCGTTTAATTGGACATATCTTTCAAATACTGATTGAATAGGTTGATTCTTCTCTTGTCTATCAATGCTTGGGTCAGTTTGCAACCCTACAATTAAATGGTCGCACTCAGACTTTGCTTCTTTGAGCATAACTATATGTCCTGCGTGAAGCAAATCAAATGCTCCACAAGTAAATCCTATTCGTCTATCCATTCTTGTTTTGGTTTTTTCTTTTTAAATGTTCCTTCTTGTTGTTTATATACTGATTTATTTGCAACTTGTACTGCATTTTTCCATTCAATACATTTAATACATTCACCACAGGGAGTATATCCCTCTTCTGTTTTCTTTATTTTAGCAACTAGCTCTGGGTTTCTTTTGGGCGAAGGATAACAATACCATATATTATCTTTAGCAAAGTTCCAAAGATTTTTTGCTAACATTGAAATAACTTCTGATTTATGCAATGTTTCAAATGGAAATATATTTATTGGAGCCTCTAGTATTGTACTAGCAGCAACTCCATGTATGTCTAGCTGATAAGACATTTGTGTGAAGTACGCTCGTATGGGATACCTTAAGAGTAGTCTCTGTTGAAAAGAGTCATCTGCATTTGCCCCCCATACTAAATATTTCCACTTTCTAGGATTGCCTATTAGTAAAGTGGCTGCAGCAGACATATGCTGATTAACAGCAAGTCCTAAAGTAATTTGTTGAGGAAGTTCATTTCTATCTACAACTAGTGGAAAATTAAAAAAGTCACATTGTTTCTGTGCATAGTATAACTGTGCATCTTTTGCAAGTTCATTGTTAGGATTGTTATATAGGTGTAATCCTACTGCTTTTAGACCTCTTTCTTTTGCCCACCACAAAGCAGCGAAGCACTCAGCACCGCCACTAACATTTACAATGGTATCAATAGATTTGTCTAAGCCTGCCAATTCGTTTTTCCTCTCTTGCCGTTATTTTTCTATTACAATTTGTACAGATAGGATTAATACTTCTATCTCCATTTAATAGAGACTTTCGTATATTTATTAGTTCTTGATTATTATTCCATACATCAAAGAAGTTATCTGTTGCAATATTGCCATATACATTTGTGTCTGTCCAATCATTACAACATAATTGTATACTTCCATCATGGTGTATCCAACCTTTACTAGCTGGTAATACACAAGGAGTATTAATTTCACTTCTATCTGTTGCTATTCTTTCATATAGCTCAGTTCTATTTTGAACTTGAATAGGTGTTTCACCCCATTCTTCTGGCTTCATACTTTGATCCCAATACCTGTGAGTAGCACGAGGCATAAGTTTCTTTCTTGCTTCCATCTGTTCTTTACTTGCGTATGAGTTGATGATAAGCGAATCAAACATATCAAACCACTCGAATTTTTCTTTTAGTTTATAACCATTTGTCAAAATTCTAGTCTTATACTTCCTATGACTCGAATGTAAAATTTCTACAAGTTTCTTGAAATTTGGATGTAAACTGTTTTCGCCTCTGCCTGTAAAACAAATATACCCAGTATAGTCCTTACAATCATTTATGAACTTTGAAAAAAGTTCTACACTCATATATTCTTTTTTATTTGGATATGAAGCTGACCTTGGACAATAATTACATGACTCGTTACATATGCCACATACGTCTATATTAATTAATATAGGGTTCATGATAGTAATTTAGTTAAAAGTCCTGTTAATAGTATAAAACAAGCTATGCCATTTAAGAGTATTAATGCCCTGTCTTTCCAGATAAAAGCAACAAATAACCAACCTAAACAGCCAATAAAAGATAGTATTGTATCAAGAAGATTTGATACTCCTGCTGACCTAACAACCATAGCTGCAAGAAGGATAACGCTAGCACCCCACTTAACATACCAATCAACAGTCTGTTTTGGTGTAGCACTTTTATATATTCTTTTACTGTTTTGTAGTTCTTCTTTTGCATATTTAGTCATTTATTACAGTCTCTATCACTTCCCAACAAAGGGAATGAGGATATCTAAAGTCTTTTATAGGACAGATAAGTTCTTCATCTTTATCATATACTGCTAGTCCAGGCTCATTTTCATTGCCAAAGACTTCGAGTCTAGTAATAGTGGGCGCTTCTGCCCATGCTATGTGATACTCGTTTGCAGCCATTGAATAAGAATCTCCACTTATGTATCTTTCGACTTCTAATTTTTCAATACCCACGTTATCTTTCCAAACAGTTGAATTAAAACCATTTGAGTTGTTTTTAACACAGTCTATAGTTTTTATCTGTTTATTTCCTTCTATTAATTTTGCTCTTTGATTACAAAATCTTCCTTTATATATTGTAGATACAAAACTACGTTGGTGGTTATGGTAGTTATCAACTTTTTGAGGAACTAACTCAGGGTGATAAAAATTCCATCTCACTCTAGGTGTTTCCATAAGCCATACAAAACCCAACCCATTACGGCGTGGGTTTCCCATACCATAAAAATCCTCTATTGATTTCATACTTTCTTTACAATTCTAGGTATTATTTCTCCACTACGGATGACTTCTACATTGCACCCTATTTCTAATTCTAGTGCTTCAATGTATGCCATATTGTGTAGAGTTGCTCTACTTACTGTTGCCTCACCAATGATACATGGCTCTAAGATTGCAACTGGTGAAACAGCACCTGACTTCCCGACATTCCATTCAACGTCTAAGAGTCGAGTAACTACTCCAGCTTGTCTTTTCTTTAGAGCGAAACTGCCTCTAGGATGGTGTGATGTGTAGCCTAATTTTTCAAAATATATATTAGAGTCGACTCGTACAACTTTACCGTCCTGAGGAAATTCAGTCCAATCACTTTGTGTGACAGTGTTAAATCCCATGTCTTTTACCATAGTCATATCAGCAGTCCACTCGGGACAAATTGCTGGTTGAATACCATAAGCAATAAAAGTTAAATCACGGGATTTGAATTCTTCTAAGTCTTTTAGATTCAAAGCACCACTTGCATAGTTTCTAGCATTTGGTATTGATTTAGGGGCAACAATCTCTCCAGTAATCTGTTTGACACCTTTGCTCCATATTTCATTTGGCACTAAAGACTTTATTTTATCAGTAATATCTAGACCTGCTTTTCCATCTCCACGAGTAAGTGCCTGTGTTAGTACACCATCTATATAAGTTATAGATACGGCTGCACCGTCCAACTTGGCAGTCATAATCTTGGTTTGGTTTATATCCCAATCTGGTTCTTTATCCTCTCCGATAAAGACTTTCTGAAGTGAATACATTGGGTAGGGATGTTGAAATCGTTCTTCAGTAGAGTCATACCCAACTTTATTTTCAAGCTCAGTATTTTCTACAAGTCTGTCGTACACATCGTCAGGCAATATAGGATTACCTTCAGCATACATTCGATTACAATATTCTAGATATTCTGTTTTATTCATATGTATATTATACAGAATTTTTGGGGTGTTGTCAAGTATTATTTTTTGATGCTAAAGATATATCTTATCGAGTACTTCTCTGAAATGCGTCTCTAGCACTCCTTTTACTTCTGAGATCGAAAGAATTTCGACTAATGCTTCAAATAGGTCTCTAGTATTATCTAAGTCTATAGGTATAGCAATGCCTTCCCTTGTGGGCTTCCATTCTTCATCAAAATCTTGATAATACTTTCTGATGTGTAAATACTCTGTACCACGAAAGTTATTAATCATAACAAAGATTTTTTCATTTTTTTCTTCGTTGTAACTAATTTCTTTTTCGTAAACGGGTGTTTCGTTATGTAATTCTATCATTCTTCAGTATAGCTCCTAAAGGAACAATAGAGGTTACACTGCTTGGTTGCAACAATCTATAAGAATCCGTGTCCCAACAAAACAATAAAACTTGGTTATCATTTGGTTTGGCACGATTCTTTTTTGATTGTATGTGCTTGTTGTCAAAATCTCTAGTGCAAACATTATATTTTAGTCTGCGACTATTTTGACTTCTATATGTGACGATAGCATCTCCTGCATCGTCTAGTTTTTTAACAAAGTCTTCCTTTTTCATCGTTTCCTTGTGGGTGGTTAATATCTATTAGCGTCCCAACAATGGTATCGTTTTACAAGGTGATTTCGTTAGATACAAAAATACTCAGGGAGGTTGCCCTCCCCAAGTTCAGGGGTAATTAATCGTTTAGTTCGTTAATTAAATTTGTAAAATATACAGCTGCTTTACCTGTTAGTTTACTAACAATTGTCATATCAGCTTCTTTGCCCATATCAGAAATAGCACTTACTAAATCATCTTGTGCTTGTGCGACATTTACTCTGCCACCGCCAGTTCCACCACCACTGCTTTTTACAGCTGGGGTTTTTCTGACATATACATCTGCTTTTGATAAAATCATTCTGACACCATTTGGGCTCTCACCTAATTCTTCAGCAATCATTTTAACAATTTCCATACTATTTTCTGGAGTTGGGTCTTCTGCAGTATACATCTCTACTGCTTGAGCTTTGCTTTCGTCTGTCCACGCCATATTTCTTTTCCTTTTTAATGTGTAGTTTTGTTTGTATTCGGCAAGGCTAGTAGTATTGCGATAACCAGGACACCAACCTGTGGTTTCTAGCATCTGTGAATAATACCTGTCGCTCATTGCTTATTTCCTTAATATAAATATATTATATCGAAATTTTAACCTTGTGTCAAGAACTATATTTTAGAAGCTATAGCCGTAAGTTTCAATATCTTCGTAATATAGTCCATATACTAAAGTTTTGCTTTTTATTGTATACCACCTATCCCACATAGGTGTTATCTGTTCATCGTCTAAAATTGAAGTATCTTTTGGATGTAAGTTATGAAACTTTAACTCCTCTTCCCATGCTTCAAATCTAACTAAAATATCACAGTCTTTGAATAATATAACCTGTTTTTCAGGTTTATTTTGTTCAATCCATTTATCAAATCCAATGTAATTTAAACTTCCAAAGTACATTGAAACTAATCTTTCATATGGATTTCTAACTATACCGATGCTTTGTTCTTCGTATTTAAGAATCAATCTAATAACCCTTCTAATACTTCTAGTTTTTCTTTTGCGTCTGCTAGTTTAACTATATGTTTGTCAAATTCTTCAATTAGGTCTGAATGTTCTCCTATACCAACTGAGTTTTTAAAGTAAGTTTCTAGAACTGCCTCTGCCTCTTTAGCTTCTGCTATGTATTTAGCTTTTAGTGCTTCGTAGTATTTATTTCCTCTGTGCATTATTTTTCTCCCATGTATGCTGGTATGAATGACCTCAGGAATTTTTCCTGATGTTTTTCTATTAATATCATATGAATCATAAAGGGTAAACATATTACTGTAAAAATCGCAAAGACAATTCCACCTATCCAAGCGTATCTATATCCTAAATTTTCCTTATCTATATTTCCTATGATTCGTATTGCTGGAATATAAAGATTGGCAACTGCCATGCCTATTCCAGATATCCAAAATGCTGCCACTAAAGTTAGTGCGTCCATTTGTGTTCCTTATTACATATACTGCTGTAAATGTCTTAGACTGCCCATATCATAAGCTGGTACTGCATGGTATTTACCTGCAAAACTTAAATGTGGAAAGTACGTTTTTTCTAAATCTTCTTGTTGTGCTTCAATAGTATAAACTAAATAGACTTTATATCCTCTTTCTTCTGCTTTTTCAGGCTGTATTTCTCTTTCTACTATTGCTGGATAGTTTTGTCTAATCGCCCAAACTTTTTCTTTTGGTTGAAATTCTTCTGCTACACATTGTTCTGGTAGCAAGGCGTTTCTTCTGCCTTCGTAATCTGTGTGTGCTATCTTTTGTGGTACTCCAATTCTATCAATAATACCTTTTACAAAAGCTGGAGAACGATATAACTGTTTTGCTATATCACTTACAGTCTCTCCATCAAGATACCCTCTTATTGCATCTTGTATTTCTTTCTTGGTTGCTGCCTTTCCTCTATTCTGTGCTTTTCTTTTAGCACGAAACTCCATAGTCTCTAGGTGTTCCGAGATGATATTACCTAATCTAGTTGTGTTATAAGCAATGTTTAATATACCACATGCTTCTTTCTTTGTTATAGGTTGACTACCATCAGTAGGGTTTAATAACTCAATTACCTTGGTTATATTCGCTTGTGTAAGATTTTCGTGTTTCTTTATTCTCATTTTCTACCCCTAGTAAAATTATTGCATAATGCAGAATCTTTAATAAGTCCTGCTCGTTTTTTCCATCTTTCTTTCCGTACCTCTGTGCATACTTTATAATGTTGCCTAAACAGAAGCCTTCTCCATGACCAGCATCGAAGATGAACTCAGTTGACTGGATTTTATTCATACTGTAATGACTATCATAAGTCTTAAGTATATGATTTTTTAGCATTTCTAATGCTTCATTTTCATTAAATTTGTTTTGGTTGTACTCACTCATTGTTTATTCACTGTAAAAAAGCCTACTTGTACAAGTCTGCCTGTTTTTTTATCATGTCCAAATCCTGCAAATATCGGAGCGTGCCAATAGTCAGCAGGGTATAAAACACATCTGTTATATAGATTTCCAACATAAGTATGCATTTCAAAAGCATTATCTTCTTCCCATAAGTCTTGAAATCCGAAATCAACTTTTAGTAAGCCTTTTCCTTTTCTTATATCTTTTGTTTGTTTAGACCTAAATAGCCCTGTGCCTTTTTTAACATCAGCATTAGGAGTTAGATATACTACTGCAGCATACGCTTGTCCTTTTACATCATTAGTTATCTGTTCTGAGTATCCTGAACAATCATGGTGTACCCAGTTATACTTTGCATCCTCCCATTTACTCAAAGTAAATGCTGTGTTGCTGTTTCCTCTAGGAAAATATTGCATCTTTCTATTTAGTAGCTTTTCCCATCTATTTCTACAATAAATAAAGTTCTCATGAGAAAAACTCGACATTGTTCTACTACCAGGAAACATAGTCTTTTTTTCTCTACGTCCTGGTCTAAAGAACATAGCAAGAGCTTGTTCCCGCACTTTGTCGGGATTCGGATAAAAATTATCGTCTATTACAATCACTTGCTTAGTTCGTCAAGAACATCAAGTCCACCTTCAATCTTTGCAAGATATTCTTTCTTTGCTTCAAGCTGTCCCTGTAATAAAGCAATCTCTTGCTCTACAGTAGTTCTCTGCTTCATAAGATTATTACGCAACATATCTCTATGTTCCATAGTTTTCATTGGTTCTTTTGTTATTCCTAATAGTTCTTCAATGCCTTTTGCCATGCATCCTTACTCCATTTAATAGTTTATATGATGTGCCGTTACTTTTTCTAACTACGATTGGTCTTTTACTAAAGTAAAGATTATTCAATCTTTTCTTTATTTCTTCGTGCATTTCTTCTTCTGTTATATTATCAGGAAATACCATTTCCAATCCATTTACTTCTACCTTCATCTTGTAATCCTTTTCTCATAGTCAGCGTAATCTTCGCTCCACCAATGAGGCTTGTCTCTATGAGACCACGATGCGAACGTAGCTTTGTCTAAATGATAGTAGTCACGATAACTCTGTATAGGGTTATCATAATCTCTAAGTTCTTCAGGCATTGCTAGTCCAAATTCTGTAAATCCAAGTCTGGGCATATTCTTTGGCTCAGGTAGTTTGTTTACTACTTCTACTATGGATTTATGTTGTTTACCATAACGATAGTGGTACTCATCGTTCAATGCGTTAGCATAACAATGAGTCCACTCAAAGTTATCCAAGCTCGACCTTACCCATATCGTACACGGATGATTATACATCATTGGTAGATATGGTGTGAGTGGTCGCTGGTCAAGCGGTAGGTGCTTAATCTTGGCTTTCTCACTATTGAGTACCTCACGTTCGTCCTTGTCAAGCGCACGGGGTACAAAACCTAGTTTCGCATCGACCCATATCGCAGTACATAAGAGTTGTGCTGCCTCGAGAGGCATCTTTACTATGTGCTTGTCGACATGATACTCAGCGCATTTGTCTAGGTCTTCATCTAAATAAAATAGATTCATTAGGCAGTCCAACACTTATATTTGGGACACTCTCCAGACGTAGGGTCTAGTTTTGTTCCGCAGTGTTGGCAGTCTCCGTAATGATAAATGTCGAACTTCTTTGTTTCTGAGTTCCACATATTGACTGTTTTTTGTTCGTTGTATTCTGTATTTTTCATATGTATATTATACACACTTTCTAAACAGTTGTCAAGAATTATTTTTTAACTCCAGATACACAGCATGTGACCACTCCACGTTTTCCGTTATCACACTCCATATAAAACTATATCCTGCATCTTTGCATATATCTAATCTTTGATTGCCATACATACATAAATACTTTTGTTTGCTTCTTTTGTTGATGTAATCAGGATTTACTTGTCTGTTTGCTAGTTGATAGTTTTCTTCCGTATTTGGTATTAAAATGACAGGATGCTTTATCCCATTGCTGAGTACATCCTGTCGAAGTTCATCATATCCCTCTTGTTCTTTTCTATGAGAAACATGAGCAAATATATCTGAAATATGAACCATTTCTGGCTCATACTCTCGTTCAATTAATTCAAAATCTTTAAATAGTTTTGCTATCACTTTCCAAATGCTCTTCCTGCTTCACTAATACCAAATGCTCCTAGTGTTACCACTACAAGTGAGGTGTAAATTGTGTCGCTTATTACCAAGTCCTGTCCCCAGAACGCTGTCACTAAGTCACACCCAGCAAAAATTATCATCATAAAAAAGGAAATAAAACCTATTATAGATTTCTCATTAACATCATTGTCGTCTAGAAATAAATCCATAAACTTTCTTTTAGGAGGTGCTAGTTGTTTCTTAGCTTTTTCAGCTTCGTCTTTCATCTCCTTGATAGTATCTTCTGCATTATCGAGTTTCTCAATAAGTGCCATATACTTGTCTAAATCTATCTCTACTTCATTTCGTGAATTATCACTTCCTTCTGCCATAGTAATCTCCTATGGTTTCCAGTTATACCAATTATTCCTAAAATAAGGTTTGCCTTCTTTTCTTTCTTGAAAATGAAAGCTAATTGATATTCGTGGACTTAGAGTATCTACTCTATGATACTTACCTTTCGGTATGTATAATAAGTCGCCATCATCTAAATCTACTACTTCTTCCAAAGTAGCGTCTTTCATGCGACCTCCTTGTTCTGAAAACTCTTCATAAATGTACCAGCGTATTTTTCCTGATACATGGAATAAAAAGTTATCAGTAGAATCTGCGTGAATTGGAAAACAGTGTGCATCTTGAGACTTGCTACAATAAATATTTGCTTGACCAACACCGTAGTGCTTTTCAAACTCTTGACATTGCTTCCACATAGTTTCATTTAAGAACTCACTCAATGTCAGTATAAAACTGCTTCCATTGTTCCATAGATTCCAAAGTTCTGTACGCGAGTATTTTGCGGGGGACTTCTTTTTACACCACTTATTTCCATCAGGTAAAACTACCTGTAACTGTGGTGTTCTGTCCCATGCTCCAATATTTATTTGATTAAGATAGTTGTCGAGTTCTTCCCAACTAAAATGTTTTGCAAACGGATTGTCTTTGCGTTTAATATAAAAATGTTTCTTTCCCTTGTATTTTAGATGAAATTCATCAACCCCAATGGGGTGTATTAGTTCCTCAAATTTCACCTAACCTCTCCAATATTTTTACCTCTTTATTGTACTGCCAGTATATATCCATTAAATCTTGTCGTCTATGACTTGCTTTTGCATAAGGATTATATTTTGGATGCCAAGGTTGATAACTAAGAGCTGTTAAATGTAGTTGGAATATTTCATCTGCCTTAAACATTATTCTCTCATCTGTAGGATAAGGTCTTTTGTAGGGGTAAGAAGTATCAGCACCATCAAAAGAGTTCCATCTAGCATCTAATTCATGTACTATATCTTTTGAGTTTTCTTTGTATGGAGAACCGATACCTGCCATAAAAGCCCATTTATAAGTTTTTCTCGATTCTGCTTGTTCTTCTATAGAGTGTATATATGGCTTTGCTTTTTCACAGTCAATCAACATTACACTATCACACCACCAACCTCTTTCTTGGTCTGTGCCTTTGAATTGCTCATTATTCATTTGTAGGGAGTCCCAGACCATTCCAAAAGCTTTTCCTTTTAAGTCTGTTCTCCAAAGGTGTGCAATATCTCTAAAATTTATCATGTCTACATCTGTATAAATTGCTTTGCCTTTAAAATTACATAATTCTGGTATTGCATATCTAAAGCAAGTAAAAGGTGTCCCCCATCCTTCTCTTCTCCAGTTAGGAAACATACTTGGTCTTAGAAATGTAATATCTAGTTTTGAAGTTGTATTCTTTAAAATACTG